GGAAAGACATATATAAGTATGTAACAGGAGATTTATGAATATATTTTATGTTTCACATCCGCCAGCAAATTGTGCTAGACAACATCCAGATAAACATGTTGTTAAAATGATTTTAGAGTATTCCCAGCTGTTGTCGACAACGCATCGAATCCTCGACGGGACTCAGTATGCCGGCAAAACTGCAACCGGTCGCAATGTAAAAAGATGGCGCCTCGACCATGAAGTACGTGATCATGTAATGTATGCAGCAACACACATCAACCATCCAAGTTGTGTATGGGTGCGCCAATCAAATTCCAACTATGAATGGTTGCATCAGTTGCTTGTAGAGTTGTGCCGTGAATACACTTACCGTTATGACAAAATCCACAAGTGCGAACGTATCGGTCTTGTAGATCTTCTTTCTACCCCACCTGTGAATATTCCACTAGGTGAATTTACTGCTCCAACGCCAGCGATGCCAGATGAGTGCAAAGTGTTGAATGATTCTATGGCGTCCTACCGCAACTACTATAACAATTTTAAAACCCATTTGGCCTCTTGGAAGAAACGACCAGAACCACATTGGTTTAAGCCAGGAGTAAGTTATGCCAACGTATGATTTTAGAAACAAAGAGACTGGAGAAATTCTAGAAAAAAGAATGAAGATAAGTGACAAGGAGTCTTGGTTAAAAGATAATCCTGAATATGAGTATGTGATGTTAGGCGCCCCGAGTATTGGCGACCCCATTCGATTGGGACTTCGAAAACCCGACCAAGGGTTTCGTGAAGTATTGTCCAAAGCGAAAGAGGCTCACCCAAGAGGAAACATCAACACCTTTTGATCTTGGGGTAACTTTTAATTAACAAGAGAAGTTGCTTATGTCAAGAAGAACCGGTAAAATCGCAGATCAAGAAACTACACCCAGAAAAGGAAAAACTTGTAGCAAATTAAAATTAGACCATCTAAGTGTAATAGAACCATTGACAGAGAATCAGAAATTGTTTTTTGATTCGTATTCGAGGGGTGATTACTTTATGGCATTACATGGTGTGGCTGGAACGGGAAAAACATTCATTGCTTTTTATAAAGCATTAGAAGAAGTCTTGAACCGAAGTACCAGTTTTGAAAAGATTATCATAGTTAGATCATCGGTGCAGTCCAGAGATATGGGCCACTTGCCCGGAGACGTGTCGGAGAAGATGGGTATATTTTCTCAACCATATGTCCAGATCTGTGAAAATTTATTTCAAAGGAAAGATGCTTGGTCTATACTTAAAGAACAAGGTGTTGTAGATTTTATATCCACATCATTTATTCGTGGTATGAGTTTTGATGATGCGATTATCATTGTCGATGAAATGCAGAATATGACATTCGAAGAAATCGACACGGTTATGACACGAGTTGGCCACCAATCAAAAATAATTTGGTGTGGAGACTACCGGCAGACGGACCTAAATAAAAAACAGAACGACGTTAGTGGTATCAACAAGTTCTTTGAGATTGCGTATCATATGAACGCATTTACAAAAATAGAATTCACTGCAGACGATATTGTTAGGAGTTCATTAGTTAGGGATTATATCCTAGCTAAACTTCAGCACGAAGATGCCGTCTATGAAGTGGGAAAGATTAGGCCAAAAGCCGCATAAAACAATTGAGTAGTTATATTATGAAAAATGAAGCACTAGATCGGGTTGTCTCCGACGACCCATCTATCATTGAATTTTGTAATTCGTTTGACGACATCGCAGTCCAATATATCGATCAATCTGTAAAAATTCAGAGTGGTTCTGTGAATTCAGAACGGGTTCTTCTGTACATCCCTTCGCATAGAATTTCTTGGAATCGATTGCATGACATCTTAATCAAGTTCAACTTTCCAGAGGAATATCGATTTGAGTTGACCAATAATTATTATGCGTCGGTCAATATTGGAATCTGCCTAGAAAAGTCTGGCACCAAAACCAACTACAGAGTCTACACTGAATATCGAGTTGATGAAGCTTCATACTTGAAAATGGTTCGGAATTTAGTTCAGAAGCATAAGATAATTGACTCGTTCAAATGGGACTATGACAACCCAGCTGGTGTTAAGAAAACATTTTACGAAACCTTGATTTTACCCAACGTAAGCCAAATCGAACTGGCTATGTACCAATATCAAATTTCTTATGTGCCTGAAACTATTACTAAAAAATTAAATTCTAAAAAAGGTGAGTTGTTTGGCACTTATTGTGTCCACGATAATATTACCGATAGAAAAGGATTAGACATAAAATTCCACGACCCATTTGTGCTGGGCGATCTCGCTGAAGATTTGTCTAAGTTTTCTAAAAAAAATATTCAGAATTTGTTAAAACCGCTTGACATTTACCCCATACATCGTGTATCATTAGGGATTGACGCAAACGAAAAGGACTATGTAACTTTGTATTTTAAATTATGACATTTAATCACCTACCAGCATCACTTTCGGAATTGAAACGGAAAAACTTAGACGGCCGCAGAGTTTATGAAACTCCAGCTGGAAAATTTCCATCAGTTACATCCATAACCTCACTGTCGAGTCGGGATTCGATTATGCAGTGGCGAAAACGTGTCGGTGAGAAAGAAGCAAACAAGATTTCAACAAAAGCTTCCAACCGAGGCACTCGGGTACATCAGATATGCGAAGATTACCTGAACAATAATGTGTTGTCTGGTTTGATGCCTGATGCTTATGCGATGTTTAAACCTCTGCAACCTATCCTCGATGAGTATGTGGATAATATACACGCGCTTGAGGCGCCTCTGTGGTCCTCTCACTTGCGAGTTGCTGGTACGGTAGACTGTATTGCAGAGTTCTCGGGGAAACTGTCTGTAATCGACTTTAAAACGTCTAACAAACCTAAGAAGGAAGAATGGATTGAGAACTATTTTATGCAGTGTGCTGCCTATGCGGTGATGTATGAAGAAAGAACTGGCACACCCATCAATCGTTTGGCTGTGTTGATAACTGTTCAAGACTCAGAACCACAAATTTTTGTTAAGAAAAGAGATGATTATATAAATAAGTTTATTGAACTGAGAGATCAATTCGAAAGAGAAAATGGTATTGTTTAGTTGTTATATATAATAGGTTAAAAGTATTCGGGGTTTTGCCAGTTTTTAGATTTCCTCCACCACACGAGGACACCCAGCGCCCAGAAAAAACTGGTTACTCATTTGATTATTAGGAGAGTACAATGGCTTTAGCACCACAAAGTAAAGTTGTCAAAAAACCAAAAGGAACTTCGATTGGTCGAGGTCATTTTAAAAGATCTTCCTTGAATAAAAGGAAGAAGTCAAATTACAAAAAATATAGGGGACAAGGTTAAATGGACGCTAAAGAAGCTAACAAAAAAGTTGCATCAAAATTTCAATACGTTACTGACAAAAAGAAGTATGGATTTATCGAAACTTGGTCCGTCATGGACACCACTCAAGAAATCTGGCAAGGTGACTGTGAAGATTACTCGTTGACCGTTCTTTGGTTTATGTCAGGTGAAAAGAAAAGTACTTTTATCAAGAATATTCTTTTCAATCGAGATTTTCGTATGCACTTCGTAAAATATACGAAAACTGGCGAAGGTCACGCCGTCCTTTCCTATAAAGGTGAGTACTGTGACAACATCCAAAAGAAATGGTTCAAAAAAGACAGTGCTGCGTATAAAAAATACGATTGGAAATGGCCCGTATTTGGTCCAATCGTTTGTTTGAATCTAGTATTGGGTAAGATTATTAAGAGAGTTGTCAAACCCGATTGATATATTGTTAGTATAATATGAATGAAGTGAAAGAAGAGATAAAAGAACATTTTGAAGGCAGCACGATGAGCAAAGCTGGTAGGCTTGCTATGGAACTGAGTGCCGAGAAAAAACGACTCGTGCAGGAAATGACTGATCTTCAAATGGAGGTTGAGGATTTAAAACCCACAACTCCAACAGGAACACTTGACAGTTACGTCAAGTGGGCTGCAACCATTTTTGGCATTGGTGGGATATTCATACAACAAGCAGATTTCATTGTTGCTGGTCAAATACTCTATGCTTTTTCTGCGTGTTGTTGGGTTTACGTAGGAAGTAGTTGGAACGACAAAGCCATTATGATCGGTAGTGCAATCAGTGGTACTGCAGTATTATTAACATTAACAAAAACAATGCCGCTATAGCTCAGTTGGTAGAGCAACTGATTTTTATAAATAGTTATACCATAATAGGGGATAACTATGAAATCAACTACCATAATTTGTTTGAACTGTGAGAAAGAACATTTTGTTGTCAACAAATATTCGACTAAAGGAAAGTATTGTTCAATTAATTGCCAGCAGGAATTTCAGCATAAAGAAAGAATTGCTAACTGGAAGTCTGGTGGAAAAATTAATAAAAACCCTGTGAAACGATATCTCTCTGAAAAGAGAGAAGGTTGTTGGGAATGCGGCATTACAGAGTGGAACGGTAAATTAATTGTGTTAGAGTTAGAACACATTGATGGAAATTCTGAGAATAATTCAGAGGACAATCTAAGTCTTTTGTGTCCGAACTGTCATTCACAAACGGACACGTATAAAGGCAAAAATGCAGGTAACGGGCGTCATTATAGAAGACAACGTTACGCTGAAGGTAAAAGTTATTAGCCGCCAAAGCATAAATGGTGATGCAGGGGTCTTGTAAACCTCAGAACCAAGTTCGACTCTTGGTGGCGGCACCATTTTACATGCGGAGATAGCATAATAGTAATGCGTCTAGCTACCAGCTAGAAGACTGAGGTGCGATCCCTTGTCTCCGCTCCAATTTTATCATTGATCATTAAAGGATTTATTATGAAATATATTATTTTAATTGCGGCACTACTTTCGGCACCATCTTTTGCTGAAGTGTCCGGTTCAGTATCACTAGGCAGTAACTATATCTTCCGTGGACAAGATCAGAACGCAAGCAACCCTGCAGCCTCGGCTGATCTATCCGTAAGTAAGAACGGGTTTTACGCTGGTGTTTGGGCAAGTCAAGTAGATTATGGTTCCGACGTTGAAGTCGAATATGATTTGTATTTCGGAAAGGAGTTTGATATCAAATCAGTTTCTGTAAACGTTTCTTACATTGATTACAACTACAGTTCTTTCAGTAACCTAACAGACTTTGAAGAGTCTTCTTTGGATGTTGAAGAAGTTGCCCTATCCCTCCGATATAAGGATGCATACGTTTCCTACTTCAAAAATCTAGATAATGATTCTGACTATATGGAAGTTGGTGTTGCACTCTTTGATATTGTCGATTTATCTGTTGGGGATTTCAGCGGATTGGGGTATCACTGGCAAGCATCACGAACTGTTGATGTGAATGATGTTTTGGTCACATTCGGTTATCGCAGTTTCACTGGTGACGCCGGCGTTGCTGATGAGAAGTCTGCAATCGTATCACTAACAAAAACCTTTTAGTTAAGTTTAT